GCGGTCAATCTGGGCCAGTTTGCGGACAATCTGACCGAGGCTCTCGAAACGTGCGTCTATGCCTACCGTCGAGCCAAAGATTGTGTCTGCCGTGAGAGTGAGGTTCGTTATCTTTCGTGCGGCCGGTGCGCTGGGGCCGATGTTCCGGTCGATGAATCCGTAGATCACCGTCGAGTTACGGCCACCGCGTGAGTCGTATTCGTTGGTCTGGGCGTTGGCCGCGTGAGCCGGGTCAGGGTATGCCAGGCGTTCATTGAGAATGACCGTGTCGTCCACTCCACTTATCTCCCATACGCCAACGGGGTCATCCTGAGATTGCTTAAGAGTGGCCGAAGTGGTGGGGCCAGAGATGATGGTTCCGGCTGGGCCCGTGACGACAATGCCAGCGCCCCCGGCTCGGAGTAGAGCTGCGATTGGCGAGTCCCCACGGAGCGAGACGTTCCATGCCCCGACATTGTTAAACCGGAGGATGAACTTAGCCCCCACTAGGTCGGCGGCCGTTATCATCCCGACTCGGGCGTAACTAGAGTTCCTAACTTCGACGATAAGTTCGCTGAGCTGCACTAGTGCAGGACCTCACGCCTCGACGAGAACGTGCCCGTTACCTTGGTGTCCGATGTAGCGCCGGTGACTGAGACTGTCAGGGTCTGGTCGCCAGGTGGAATAGAGAACAGTTTGGGAGAGGTGCCTAGGCCGGAGTACCGGTTAGCGCCGGTTTGGTCTTTGACCGTTCCGGCTTCGCAGTCGATGGTGATGGTCGTGGCCGACGTGATTGTGTCGTTAAAGGTGAAACCAACTCCGTTGAGTTGGATTGTGGTGAGGGTCGATGGGCCCTTAATAGTCCACACCGCCGGGGCATTGACATCGCCGGTATTCGTGACCGTAACGGTACCAAAAGCCTGCGAGGACTTGACTCGGAGGAAGGCCAGTGACTTAGGGGATGAGCCAGCGAGCAGTCCTCGAGTGGCAGAGCTCGACACGATAGAGACCGAGAATGGCGCGGTGGATTGCCAGAAGGGCTGGGGGGCCTGAAGGATTAGGTCCCATTGGCAGAAATAATCGTTAGCCGTTGATCCAAAGACAGTCTGACCGCCGCCACCTAGGTAGCAGTCGAGCGTCCAGGTTTCACCGTTCTCGTAAGTGACCGCGAGGACGGCCTTATCCCGGAGGATGTAGGAGAGTCGCCGAAGTTTGGTCTCAGTCTCTTCCCGTGATTCTCCGAGGATGGTTAGCGGAAGGTCAATCTCGCGCACGTCGCGCTTGGAGAATCGGTACGTTCCACCGTTCGAGGCGCTTGGGTCGATTCGGAGAATGGGCGATGGGATGCCGAAGCCACGGGTTCCTACCTGGAGAACGTAGTTATCGTCATCGAAGTCGATGGTGTCGCCGTTGGTACCGGTGAGGGTCATTGAGAGAGCCATTACTTAAACACCTTTGTCCGGGTGCGCTCGACTGCCGTGGTTAAATCCTTGTGCGAGTCGAGCGAGTTATTAGGCGCGGCGTTATAGATCAACGTATTGCCCGTTCCATTCCCTCGATGCTGAGCCTGGCTAGTTGCCTTTGGTGAGGTTGTGACCGTAGTGGCTGGGGAAGTCGAGAGGGGATTATTCGTTGACGTTAGACCGCCTTCGATGTTGCCGATAGTACCGATGGTCTTAATGTCAGTATGTCCAGGAATCATGTTCCAGGCACGAATGAAGAGATTAATTCCGTGGATGATGAGGTTGAGGCCGTCGACGAAGACGTTGGCAAAGTCGATCGCCAATCCCTTAATGAACTCAAAACCTAATTTCACACTATCGACGAAAACAGCAAAGATTGCCTTACCAGTCTTAGTCTTGGTAAAGAAAAGGACTAGGGCGGCGATCAGGGCTCCAATGGCCACGACGATTACGCCAATGGGGTTAGCGGTGATTGCCACGCCGAATAGAACGAACTCGCCGGTGGCGACTGCGGTGACGAGATTGACGATTGCCATGATTCCTGCGTATAACTTGAGCCCAGCCACGAACGCGAGGATTCCAGCGACCAATGGTAGGAGGACATCTTTGTAGGTGATAACAAACCCTATGAAACCCTTGATGGCATCGACCACTGGGTTGAGCCATGTTTTGTGAGCCTTGAACTGCTCTATAAAGCGCTGAAAAGCCGGTACGACTTTGTCGGCGATATAGGTAACAATATTTTTCATGACCGGTAATAGAGATTGGCCGATGGCGGTTTTAGCATTAGTAATCTCCGCGGCCATGATGCGCTGCTGGTTAGCAAGGCCACTAGAGGTTCGGGTGAAGTCACCCTGCTGGGTCGCGGTCTGTTTGTAAATAGCCGCCTGAGCTGCTAATACTTTTTGCGCTGGTGTAAGTGCGGTATCTAAGTTTTTTACTAGACCAAGGCGCATGGCTTCCTGGCGAAGCGTTGCATCGTCGAGTAGAACTCCGTATTTGCGGAGTGGTTCAGCCTCACCACGGAGTCCAGATTGCAAGGCCAATAATGCCTCATCGACTGTGGTGTTGTTGAATGATGCAAGGTCGGTAGCCAGACCTACGAAGTCGGTAGAGAACTTGGCATTTGCCGCCCCGGCAAGACCGGCCGCCTTACCGTAGATACCAAAAGACTTGGCGGCATCAAGGATCTGAACTGTTGATTGACCAAGAGTTCGAGCGCCACCCTCAGCAAACTTAGTTACTTCACCGGCGGCAGCGCCGAATACCTGGCCAACTGCGCCACCCTGCTCTGCAAGGTCCGAAGCGGAACTGATTGCGCTACTTAGAAATGAGCCAATAGCTCCCACCGAAAACGCAGCTAAGGCCGGACCCATAACAGACTTGAACCCAGTCGAAAACTTGCTACCGGCACGCTTGCCAATATCTTCGGTCTTTGATCCGATACCCTTATCGAACTCAGACTCAAAACCCTTAAACGATGGAACGATGGTGACGTATGCAGTCGCTAACGCTCGCTCAGCCATTCGTCTGCCTTTCAGGGTTCATCTTGCGGAGTGCCGCTTCGACCGCTTCCCTAGACATGGGTTTCGGTTTGTCGGCGTTATCCCACGGAGCCGGGTATCCAGGCGGTTCTGATTCGGAGTTGACTTTCGCCGTGAGGTCGAATAGGTGCTTTAGCACGATCCACTCGAAACTAACGGGGAATGACCACCCTTCCTCGGACGCGTGAACGAAGGACGTTGGATTCCTTCTCATCATAGCAATCAGGTCTATTGCCTCTCGGTAAGGGACTGAGTGACCTAGGTCGTTGATTGAGATTTGGAGAAAGTGCCGAAGGTCATAACTGAGTTCGGGTCGGGCTCTTTCGATTAAATCGAAGAGCCAGAGGATTCCCCCAGGGAGGCCCCTTGCATCCATTCGGTGAAGAGACTGCCCAGCTCTTCCATCGTGAGCTTGTCGCAGAGAGTCATCTCGTCAGAGTCCTCGCCGAAGATACCTTCGAGTAGGCCGAAGAACTGATCTACCGCGTCCTCCATTTTGCGAGTGCGGCGAATGACTCCCGAGGGAATCGAAGTCGGGTGGGGAAGTGTGAGTTTCCCTGCCGAGGTCTTAAAGGTCACGGGGCCAGCGGCCGACTTGTGATCCTGAGGTTCTTTCTTATCCATCTTTGGCTCCTACTCCGGGTGCATGAACTTTACACCCGGAGTATTAGCCGGAGACTAACTGATGGAGGAGAAGAAAACGTCGGCAGCGCGACCGGCGGTGACGTAGGCCGAAATCGTTACGCCGAAAGAAAGGGCTTCGCCATTCTTGATATTGAGGGGCTCAATCTTCATGACTTCGCCTACGGGGATGTAGTGTCGTACGGTCTTGGAGCCGTCGACCATGTCGATAACGAAAGACTGCTTACCACCGGTAGTACCAGGGGACCAAGTGACCTTGTTCGAGGCTGGGGCTACGCCGAAGTACTGAGTAGCGACAGCTGCGGTCATCTCCAGGAGAGTGAATTTGTAGGAGAGGTCGGATTCGGTGACGACTTCGCGTACGAGGTCGGCGTTCTGCCATGAGCGAATCTGGGCCGTGTTACGGCTAGGGGTGACTACGACTCCGTCCGAGTGGACGTAACCGAGATCGGTGAAGCCGGTGAGGGCTGAGCTAGCGGAGGTGGGAGCAGTAGCGGAGGTGGCAGCAACATAGACCGTTCCTGAGATTCCGACTACTACGTTTCCGGCGGTTAGTGCCATTGTGGTTCCTTTGGTTAGATGTCCGTGGCCTTGACCACGACTTCAGCGGATAGTGACCGGCGCTCTTGGCCTGAATCGTCACCTAGACGAACCGGGCCAGTTTGTACCGTAACGTGCTTGATATTCGTTCCCGTGGCTCGCCTCACTAGGGATTCGACTTTATAGGCGAGGTCCGAAGCGGTGGCGTAGTCATTGGCATAAATGTCAATTACGACCTGTCCGTATCGTAGCATTAGTTCGGTTTCGGCCCCTAGGGTCGCGGAGATGACGACCTGCTTAGCCGGTTCGGTTTTGGCCGCTGGGAGTTTCATAGTTCCCACTCGGACCGTAGCATCGGCAAGTCCGGCCACGATATAAGCGACTAGATCCTTTTCGATGTCATTGAACTTGACCGGCATTAGCGACCCCTCACGATGAACTTGTAGAGCGCGGCCAGCATATGTAACTGACCGGTCTTGTGGTAGTAGTTGAATCCTGCCGCAACTGCGACATCCCCTGGAGCGTTGGACTTGACGACCACTCGAGGACGACGGCCGCGTGGTTCGTAGATTACGCTAAAGCCAGCATCCGAGTACCCGTCGATTGTTCCGCCTGGGCCATTGTCGGCCACGGTGGCAGTAGCGGCCATCTCATCGGCGACCTTCTGGCCAGCGGTCGTCAGGATTGAGCGCATACCGAGTTGATCCATAACGTCGACGATTCCCTCTTCGTGCCAAACGACGCGAGGCTTAGCCACGGCGTTGACGGAGGTGGATTACCGTCCCGACGACACCGCCATAGGGCTTAGTCCAGTCTTGCTGACCGTCGAAGAGCCAGTCGCTTCCACGGACCGTAAATAGGTCATTTGGGTAAGTGACTAGGGCAGAGGTTAGGTAGAGGGTAATGGTGGCGTCTGAGGGCGTTCTAGCGGCCTCTGAGTTGGTTCCCTGAGAGTTCCAGCCCACAAGAACATTGTCTACCGTGACCGTTGAGGTGGTGTAGGTGGGGTTCCCGAAGGCATCGGTGGAGAGGGCCGTCGACCTGGTAATGGTGATGGTCTCACCCATGACTAGTCCTCGAGTTCGGTGTAGGGGTAGGGCAGGTTATTGAGGGTGCCACGCGAGTAGCCGCAGCTCTCGCAGCCACAGCCTGGTTGGTGCAGGGGTGGCAGGTAGGGAGCGCCTTCCTCATAGCCGTTGCCCGTCATGATGAGATTGCCGATACCGATTCCGGCGTAGGGGGCGAGGTCCACGGAGAAAGCCTTGCCAGGGACAATTGGAGAAAGCATCTCCTCTTCGTCGGGGGTCATCCATAGATCAACATCCCCAACATTCTTAGATGAGGTGAATGGGCCGGTGGTATTTGAGGAGTAGGTGGCGTTGTCGGGGTTGCGGAGTACGCGAGTGACCATGCGCGTAGTTACGAAAGTAATAATCGCGGCGGAGAGTTTGCCAGCCGTCACGCGAGCCTGGATGGCTGGGTACGTCGAGAGGATGATTGCCTCAGCGTCCTGGATTAGTGCGCGGAGTAGTTGGTCATTGTCCGGGACATCGTCACCGATCCAACGTTCGCGGATGTCTTGAGGGGTTGTCCAGTTCATGAGGCTCCGTTCGAGGGTAGTAATGCAGAAAGTGGGGCCGAGCCGAAGCCCGACCCCACTCTAAAAACTGCGGTACGGACTAGGCCGTGGCGGTGATGTACTGAACAGCGGTGGCCTGAACGACCTTCGAGCCGTAGACGTGAAGTCCGCGGATGATGTCGCTGAACGAAGACGTGTCACGAAGCGCCTCGACTGAGTCGAGCTGCGAAACGTAGGCGACCATGTCAGCGTGGTAGGCAACAGCCTGAGGCTTGGTCTCGGTGAAGAGAG